ACATTGGAATATCACAAACGATAGGAAGAGTGATCCGTAAAGGTGGTAAAGACAAAACCTATGGATTAGTATGTGTTCCTGTGTATTCTAAGGTCGGTATTAGTACAGCCCGTAGAGTACAGGCAGTAGTCGATACTGTGTTTGAGAGGGGCGAACCTGCAATTAGTGTAGTTAAACGATGAGAGACACAATTCTATTTGGAGATTGTCGAGAGACACTTAAAGAGTTTGATGAGAAGGCAAGGATGTGTGTAACATCCCCACCTTACTATGGTCTGAGAGATTATGGTGGAGAAAATTCACAGATAGGACAGGAACAGTCACCAGAGGAGTTTATTGATGAGTTGGTCAAAGTATTCAGAGAAGTAAGCAATGTGCTTACTGATGATGGTACATTGTGGGTGAATATTGGGGATAGTTACTATAACTATAGACCAGGTTCTAAAGCATATGTAAAACAAACTGTAAGTAAAACTAATCAGGATCTACCAGAGTATTCACCTAAGAGGAGTACAAGGTTGGATGGATTGAAAGAGAAGGATCTTATTGGAATCCCATGGATGTTTGCATTTGCAATGAGAGCAGACGGATGGTATTTGAGACAGGATATTATATGGCATAAACCCAATCCAATGCCTGAGAGTGTGAGAGATAGATGTACCAAGGCACATGAGTATATCTTTTTGTTCAGTAAGAATAAGAAATACTTCTATAATAATGAAGCAATAAAGGAACCTGCAAAGGATTGGGGAACCAGAGATAGAACTAATGGTAAGTATCATAATGAAGGAACAGGACTACAACCACATTCAGGACTGACTAAGAGTTATGCTAAGAAGAATAAGAGATCAGTATGGAGTATAACTAAGAAACCATACAAGGGTGCTCATTTTGCAACATATCCACCCGACCTGATTGAACCCTGTATCAAGGCAGGGAGCGAGGAAGGAGACATTGTATTAGATCCATTCATGGGATCAGGAACTACTGCTGCAGTGGCAAAATCACTAGGTAGAGACTATATTGGATGTGAACTGCATGAAGACTATGGTAATCTAATTCAGAAAAGAGTGCAAGAATATCATCCAGTTCAGAAAGTGTCACAACAAACTACCATAAACATTTTAGATATTATATAATATGTACATATCAAAGGAGAAACCCTAATGCGTTGTGAAGTTAAATTGTATGTTGCAGGTACAGTCTTTTATGAAGATGTATATGCAAAAGATTATAGAGAAGCCAAGCAAGTAGCTCTTGCTCGTAATCCAAATGCCACTGTTGTGAGTGTTAATGCCAGATGAAATTAACACAAGAAGTAATTGATAAAATTCAATTAGCAATGACTCATACCAAAATGAATGGTGAAATCAACTGGAAAGATGGTGATGAGATTGATGTGTGTCTTGGTGGCACATTTGCAGGTGATAAATTCATCAGCATCATAAACAGAACAAGGAGCAGCACCAGAAAAACATGAGATATGCCAATGAACAATGAAACTAAATTAGTTTTTGCTCTTGAACACATTGCACATCTTGAGGATTTGATTAAGGGTAATGATTGGGAAAAATTTCTTACTCAACCCTTATCAACTATGAAGTATGAATTTTTAAGACAATTAGACAATGAGCAGTACAGAGAGAAAACCAAGAAAAACTAACTATCAAACCTTTTATAAGGATGCGATAGCAAATAAACAAGGATATGTAACTAAAGATGGTATGTGGGCTGCTATACCATCTAACGGAAAGAAGTTTGCTATTGTTCACAATGGACAGATAGTACATATCTCAAGGAACTATGATAGTGCTATGAACTACATACTGAAACAATCTAAGAAATCCAAATGAGTGAAACTAAACAAGATAAATGGGAACGTGGGAAAACTCTTTTTCTTGAATCTGTTTATAAACCTGATGTTAAATTAAGGGGATGTGCTTACAATCAAGAATGTTTCCATGAACTGATGGAGATAAGGAATCAGGTTATTGACATAGTAAAGGCAATAAAGAATCCACATAGTCCACAAACATCAAGTGAGTATTATTATGAAGATTGATACACAAGGAATGAGTTTATCTCTTGATTCTAATTACAAAGACAAAAAATCAGTAGATGAGCAAAGAGAAGATCTTCCTAAAGTAATCATCGAACCAAAAAGATTATTCACCCCCGAATATGTTAAGGAAATGAAAATTCTTATCAATGAAGTGTTAGATGAACGTGAGTACAATAAGAGAATGAAAGGTGAGTATGATATTGGTGGATATGAACTACCACCATCATACTTTGATACAGAACATTTTAAACATGTAATTGGTGAACCAGAACCAGAGTATAAAGATTGGAGTCAATGAGATAGGTATATGTGCGTAGGCATAAATTTTTGTTAATCGTTTATGTAATTGTGTTGAATTAAACACTAAATAATGATAGAATTAGGGTTGAAACAGATGATCTGAAATCTTTTTCTTTATTATCACACTATATTTGGAGACAATTAATGCATAACTTAATTCCTTTTAATCAATTGGCGGGAGAACATCAAGACCCCCATGAGGATTTAATCACAGAATATTACCAATGCTTAATTGACTGCGACGACAAAGACCATATTTGTAAACGTGTATGTAGGGAGGTTTTTTAACTCAACGTAAACATTTATCTAAAGCAGTCAAATGATGAAATATCAGCATCCACCTTAAAGGTAATTAAATAGTCACACTAACCCTTGACACAATGTGTCAGGGGTTTTATAATATTAAGGAACTAAAAAATATATGAGTTATTATAGAAAAGCATTATTTCCAATACACATTTATCAGACACATATAAAAGAAAATGAATTGATAAAAGATGAATTATCAAATAACATTGAGAAATATGTTAAAGATAAATCATTGAAAATTCCTGATGGTTGGCTGACAGATAGTCTACAAACATCATATGATTTTAGTACTGCTAATATAGAATTATTTGATACTAATAGTATTGTTCATGATTATTATAAGAAATATCTCTCTAAGATGTTTGATAAACCAGTAGAGTTAATTATAAGCGATATGTGGTTTAATTATTATTCAAACGGTGAGTATCAAGAACCACATCATCACATTAATAGTCTTTCTGTCACTAATAGACAAGCACATTTTTCATGTATTCATTATTTAAAATTTAATGAGAATTTACATGAACCAGCAATATTTTTTGATCCACTTGCATTAACAAGATGTCATTCTATAGAGTTGGATTCTAATAACTATAATGAAAGATATGTTCCAAATGTAAAAGAAGGAACTTTAATGATGTTTCCTTCTTATCTTGAACATTATGTATCAAAAAATGTACCGACTCCCGATGATCCAAGAGTAACGATTGCATTTAATATTATACTAACAAAATATGGAGATGATGATGGAAATTAATTATAAGGATAAGTTTTTTAATGAAACAGAACATAATATTATTAATCAATATTGTATAGGTGCATCATATCAATATGGTGAGGTAGATAATGCTGAAACACCATGCACAGGAATGATTCATAATATACCTGAGACTGAGTTTGTACATAAACTATTTCGTAAGAAGTTGAGTGATGATTATAAAGAAGTCACGACTGATATGAAATTGCACAGGATGTATATTAATTGTTTTGCACCGAATGAGAATCCATACTTTCATACTGATGGTGAGAATGGTATTACATTTTTATACTATCCGAATATGAATTGGGATCTACAGGAAGGTGGAGAGACACAATTTTATATGAATGATGACATCTATGGCATTACACCAGTACCAAATAGAATAGTTATTTTCAGTGCAAATATAAAACACAGAGCTACAACATTTAGGAATAATCATCGCTTCACTGTTGCTGTTAAATATACATGAATAAATATATAATAAAGAACGTAACATAATATAATGGCAGTAACCATTACAGCAACAAAATACTTTACTGGAACTGGACCAATTAAGTTTAGTGAGATAAGAAATACATTTGGTGAACCAAATGATGGTGATGTACCAGGAACTAATATGCGTTTATCAGATTATAAACGTAATTCTGCTGCTTGTGTTGATTGGGATGAAGATAATACTATAACTCCACGTGTTCCTGATGCAACTGAAAATGTTGAATTAACCGATATTAATCAGAATATACAATTACAGGACTATCGTAATACGATTAAACAATATGATGTAACACAAACAGGAAGTGAGGAAGAGAGAGTATATACTGATGGAAATGAGGCTGACTGGAATAATAATTTGAGTAAGAATGTCAATAAAGATTATAATGTAACTGGTACAATTTATTCAAATGAGACAAGTAAATATGCACTAACATTTCAAGAAGGTGTTTATAATAATTTGTATATCAATGTAAGTGGAAATATCTACGGTCAAGGTGGAGCTGCTGGTGGTGGAAATGGTGGTAGTGCATTGTATATAAAAAACACATTCATTTGTGATAAAGTAACATTAAGTATTGCTAATAATGCTAAGATATGGGCAGGTGGTGGTGGTGGCATTGCTGGTAATGCTGGTAATAATCCAAACGCAATAACTTGTAAAGAATCTAAAGAATGGAACGCAGATAATAAAGTAGGTACTACTCATTTATGTAATAATGCAAACAATAGTGGGTGTAATCGCCCAAAAGAGGTATGTAAAGCAAATACCGCAGCGATTGGTGGTATTATTAATGCGACTAATAAAAATAGAGCATCCAACAATATTATTGGTAATACTATATCTTGGAATAAAGCAATAAACAATGGTGGAAATAGAAGTAGATGTAGAGGTGGTCGTGGTGGAATAGGTAGGGGTAGTATTGCTAATGGTGATGTGAAGAATTATGCAGATAGAAATAAAGGATATCAGTGCACTACTTCTTGGAGGATGGTATGTTACGGTGATGCCAACTATACTGTAAACCCAACTAATGCCAATGATGGTGGAAATGGAGGAAATGCAGGAGCAGGAAAAGGATTTACGAATCGTAATGCGAGCATCAATAGTTCTCCCCATAAAGGTAATGCTGGTAATGCTGCAGGAGCTTGCGTTACGTGTCCTACTACAAATACAAAGTCTTGTGGTAATAAAGGTAATTCTGGTAATTCAGGTGGAGACTGGGGACAGGCAGCACCATCAGGTGGATCTGCTGGTATAGCAATTCGTAAGAAGAAAATAATCATGAGTAATGCAAATCCTAATAATGTAAAAGGAAGTGTAAACAATATTTGATTTATATGGTATAATATTATCATGGATAAAGTGAAACTATCTGATGTTATTTTTCATTTCATGGAACTATTCTTCTTAGAAGAGTCAAGTGGTCGTGTCTGGGGTGCATCATCTAAATGTGTTAATGAACGATGGAAAATATGTGAAGCATGTGAGCATTATGATGAACCTGAGGAAGGGTGTAAGTATTGTATGTGTTATTTACCGAATAAGATAAAAGATCCGTTTGGTGAATGTCCACTAGATAAATGGACAGCAAATTCAGAACAATGGAAAGAAACTGATTATGAAATTATCAAACAAAGAGTCCTTGAATTATATCCTGAAATGGAGGAATACATAAAAAATGGAGAAAGTTGAATTAACTGGAGAGTATAGTGATTTTATTGGTTCATATTCATGTGCCTATAATTCTGATTTCTGTGGTGAGGTAATTAATGCCTTTGACTATTATACATCAATGGATGCTGTTTATTGTGAAGATGGACAGTTTGAAAATTGTAATGCGGGAAGATTTGATTATGCAATAGACATGCAAGATATGACTCCAACAATGAAAGGAGAACCATTATTAACATTAAATCAGACATTACAGAGTAGTTTGGATGAATATACGAGAGTCTTTGGACATCTAAAAGAAGTACCTATGTATAGTTGTGTGCAGAAAGTACAAATGACACCTGCAGGTGGTGGATATCATGTATGGCATGATGAAAATAGTGGATTGCAACATTCAAATAGATGTTTAGTATGGATGATATATTTGAATGATGATTTTGAGGGAGGAGAGACTGAATTTTTATATTATAAAAAAAGAATAAAAGCAGAGAAAGGAAAGTTATTAATATGGCCAGCAGGTATGACACATGCACATAGAGGAGGATTAGTACTAGAGAAAACAAAGTATATTGTAACTGGATGGTTCTACCTTGCAAATATGTCATAAATAATATGTAAAGAAATCAACACAATCCAATGTTATCCGATAAAAAAGCAGCAAAGAGAATTATTAAGATTGCTAAATGTTGCCCACAGTATTATACTAATGAAGAAGTATCATATGCTAGAATATACAAAAGAAATCTAAAGAATGAAAAACAACAGTCTAAAAGTCAATCAAAATAAAGATGGATCATACACGTTAGAGTGGGATAGACAAGATCCTAATTGGGAATGGTTAAACAACTTGACAACTAAAGAGATACAAGTTATTATTGACAAAGCAATTCAGTACGATAAGAATGACCGAAAAATCAGAGTATAACTACTCTCTATTGAATCTTCAAGAATCATTACGAGAGATTATGGAGAGTGAAGTTACTCCTGAGGAAGTATACGATACTATAGTTGATTCAGTCAAGAAGAACATGAGATATTATAACGCATGTTACAATCATAGTGTAAAACTTCTTGCTTTATTGAGAGGAAATACTAATAGTAGTATTAAAGTACATGATAATCCTGAGCAAGAATTTGAGAAATATTTACAAAAATATGGACGTGAATTTACATCAGAAATTGATAAAAGTAAATTTAAGTTAGATTCCCCATCTCTACATAATGAGGAGGAAGACAATGACATTAACTGATACTGTAGAATATTCATTACGAGAAGCTCAAGATAATTTAAGAAATGCACTTGCGTTTGCAGCAAGAAATGAAAAACCATATGTATCAAAACATATAGCGGACATGCTTGCTAATATAGACAATATTATTGATAGTGCTGACATGATAGAGCATTTGAGAAAACTAGAACAAGATCAAGATTCAGATTAAGTATTGAGTTATACTAAGAAAGTCTAAAGACAATGTAAAGTTTATAGATAAATTATATACCTTATGTTATAATTTCAACACATATAGAAACGGAGCTATGATTAATTTAGACGAAAAATACCATTCTTACTTAGAAGGCACTAAAAAACTTAGAATAGATGGTATAGAGGAGAAAGTAGTAGCATATGGATATACTGACGATGGAAGTAATATTGATGGATATTACTTGACAACCCCAAATTATAGGTTAAAGTACACATTACAAGGTATATTTGTTAAAATGACAGCAATTAATGAAGTAGCTGAAGTCATTTAAAATATATAATAATGAGGTTATTACTCAAACTATCATGACAACTAAAATCCCAGAACACGATCTAAACCACGAATCTTACATTGATCCTAAGGATGGAAAGGAGCATGTCAATCATGGTATGATTGAATATTCCAAAAAGGACTTAGAACTTCATAATGATGCTTTTCATGCTCATGAGGAGAATGAAGAAAATCCTGGTGGTGCTAAGATTAATGATTGGCATACTAGACATGAGGATCAGCACTTAGAAGTATATTGTGACAACCATCCTGACTCATTAGAGTGCAGAGTGTATGATGATTAGGACAGTTTAACATAGTGGTACACAGACCCCTTTACAGGGGTTTTTTTAATGTTATAATAGTAGTATTATACAAGGAGATCACCAATGAAAGTAACTAAACTTTCGGAGATTGTTGCTCTCGGTTTTGAAGAACTCATTACTGAAGGTGATACGAGAGAAATAGGAAAGTTTCTTGCTTTCCCAACTGAGAGAATCATAGCACCACAATGGCTACGAGAGGAGTGTGGTGTTTATACAAAACAATCACCTGATGATGATGAAGGACAACAAGAGAAGTATGATAGATTATCTACCAATGGTCTAAGAATACAAGTTAAGTTTCGTGGTGGTAAAACATTACACATGGAACAAACTAGAAGAACAACTGGGAAAAATGCAACTGCTGGTGCAAAGAATGGTCAGGTACGTTATGCGATTGGATCATTTGATGTTATACTATTCATTATTCCCACCAATCATAATAATATAGATGATTGGGAATATCTAGCAATTCCAAACTATGAATTGGAAGATGATAAAATGAGTGGGTATTGTGTTGGTCAAATACCAAGTAGATTGAGAAGGAAGTATGCTGGTAGAGCAAAAAAAGTGATTACAGCAATGGAAGATGCTAAACGAGTATAGTATTGGTGATAGTAAAGAACTACTGAAAGAAGTAGAATCTAGTACAGTGGATTTAATTTATATTGATCCACCGTATTGTACTGGACGAGATTTCTATCATTTTGATGATAGATTTAAATCTAGTAGTGACTATAGAGAATTATTGATAAGACCATTAATACTAGAATGTCATAGAGTATTGAGTGATGTTGGTAATCTCGTAGTGCATGTTGAACCAAAAGTATCTCATCATATTAGAATTGTATTGGATGATGTATTTGGTGAGACTAGATTTAAGAATGAGATAGTATGGATCTCTGGTGGTAATCATAAATCAAAGAAACAATTACAACGTAATCATGATACTATAATTGTTTATCAAAAGGGTAAAGAATCAATATACAATCCCGAACATAGAGAATATGATGCTGAGACAGTAAGAAAAGCAAAGATATGCCCATATCGTAAAAAGAAATACAATACATCCGCACTAGTAAATAGACAACCAAATGTAGTATCGAGACCTAACCTAAGATATGAATGGAATGGAAACCATTTACAATGGCATGTTTCGAGAGAGAGAATGGAAATGTTACATAATGATAATAGGTTAGAGTATTCATCTAATACAGGTATTCCAAGAGTCAAGAAGTATCTTGATGAAATGGATGGTATTCCAATTAAAGATGTATGGACTGACATTAAACAAATACAGGGAATAGAGAAGTTGGATTATGCTACACAGAAACCAGTAGCATTATTGAATAGAATTGTGAACATGTTTAGTAATGAGGGATCAACTGTATTAGATCCTTGTGCTGGTAGTGGCACAGTTGGTAGGAGTGCTATTCTCACAGGTAGAAATTATATTCTATTTGATCTCAATGAAAATGGTAAAGCATTATTCAATAAATCGCTAGTGGGGCTTGTGCCACTTCATAAAGAGTCACAATCAATGTCAAATCCCCTTGAAGATATGTTATATTAATAATGGGAAACAAAACAGGCAAGGATCTATGGTTGTCTTTGTTCAGCAGAGAAATTACGTCCTGTAAGTCCGAGTTTTTGTTTCTCGCACCCAATTAATCCCTTTATTTTCATGACAAGAGAAGGACTAGCAACTGGTAAACTACAAGAAGAAACACAGGAACTTCTTGATGAGTATAATGAACTCTATAATTGGGAATACAACGATATGGTTGACTTCATTAAGAGTTATGGAGAAGATGATTTCATAAACAACTATGAAACATATCAGAGACTTGTTGATGATTATGGACAGGAAGTAGTTGATGAGTTTATGGAAGATTACGACATTGAGAATTTCGAGGATATGTATCAAGGTCAATATGAGAGTGGTGCAGAATTTGCAGAGCAGATATGCCAAGATTGTGGATACATCACAAGAGAACTACCATCTTGGGTTGAGATTGATTGGCAAAAGACTTGGGATAATGCACTTTCCTATGATTACACATTAATCGGAGAAGGTCATATATTTAATGCCAATTATTAAAGTGGCACACGACCTCTTAACAGAGGTCTTTTTATTGCTATAATAGAAGAGTAAACAACACAGGAGCATTTATGACTGCAACACCAGTTGAACTAACATATGATTCCCCATCTTACGACAAGTATGAAGATGTGAAGAATAAGACAATTCAAGAGAGAGTATTGGAGTGGACAGAGCAACTATGTGAATCACTTGCTGAGAATTACAAACAATATCACGTTAGAACATTAAAGGGAAATCTATCAGGCAACTATCCAGAGTATGCTAGGAAGCAATTAGATGAGTTAGAAAATGGAACAGCAAACTTAATGAGGTTCCGTATTCAAAAAGGTCGTAAGTATTATAAAATAATACAACAGAATTATGATACATTCCAAGATAGGAATGAGTATCGTGATGGTAGTGTTCATGCTTTTGTTGATAGGAACACAGGGGAAGTTTACATGCCAGCATCTTGGAGAGGACCTGCAAAGCATGTCAGATATGATATGAGAATCATTAACGAGCGTAACTATGTGCATAATCCTTTTAATTGTGATTGGGCGGGTGGTTACTTATACATGAGGTAATTCAATATGTCAAAAAATATGACAGCAAAAGAAAAACTATTATTCGTACTATCTTTTTTTTGGTTTATGCACTGGGGTGTAAATATAACGGACTTACTCATAACTAAATTCGCTTTTTAATCATCATGCAATCATTCAAATGGGCAATCACAGACACATTTCACTGGGAAAAGGCAACTTCTATCGGTTTCTATGAGTTCAGTAATGCAAAGCATTATGCAAAGAACTGGAGTGAAGAAGTAGGATCAGTTTTTATATGGAAACTGACAAGTGGCAACCCTATCAAATGGATGGAGGTCAAATAAATGTTATTAACATCAGGAGATTGGAATATTGACATTAAACGTGACCTGACATTTGGTGTCTTTGATTTCATGTGTCAAAAGTTTAATTCATTATTTGATGCGATAGTCGAAGTCAATCAAGTTGATTTAATGGATGAATTTGCATATGGATTCTGTCAAGTGGACAATGATGGAGAGTTTTTAATTCATATTCATAATGATTTGAATCGGAAAGAGTACATCACAACTCTTATACATGAGTTAGTACATGTGAAGCAAACTCAACAAGGACTCAAGAATGATGAAATGAGAGAATCTGAAGCATACTTCTTGGAAGGTCGATTATGCAAGGAGTATATGGCCAGTTCAATTAGTGGCACAGTCATGAGTGAAAAGGTCTGATTATCCATTATAATAGGTATATAAACAAAGGAGATTTTCTTATGAACAGTCTAAATGAATTTGTGGATTATGTATGGTCATTCTATGGAGAGCATGATGACACTTTATATCCTATCAAAGGGTTGACTAAGAAAGATATTATAGATGCCTTTAACATCTATGTTGAGAGAATTGAGAAAGGAGACCTTGAGTATGTACATTGGACATGGGGTCATGGAGATAGTCTAGACAGAGAGAGAGTCAGAGATATAATCCTTGAGCAACCACAATTCACTACAGGATGGTAATCATGTCAAACAAATTTACACCCGAAGTAATCAAAGAACTCAAATCATTTTTGGTTGAGAGAACAGTTGACAATATGTCAACAGAGGACTTAGTGGCATATGTCACAGCAGACCTTGACCAGTATTATAAAAATATGCCAGAGGTAGAATTTCTTGATATTGCAGAAAACTATTGGGATGATGGTTTTGATGATGTAGTTGAAGAGGTCAAGGACTATATGAAGTGTGACTTTAAAAAGGATAGAAGAGACGATTATCTTGAGAGTTTATCAGAGGGTAAAGATCAACCTGATGACTATAGTAGCAAAGTTGATGCACTTGTGAATAGTATGGGTGTGACAGATAAAGAAGTGTCCACATCATAGACATATGAGGACATGGACTTGCTATAATAATAGTATAAACAAAGGAGACAACCTAAATGATTAAAGTTGGAACTAATGTCAAGTCAAAGATACATGATGATCTTACTGGTCATGTTGTGATTTGTGAACCAATCAACAACTATGCTGTTATTATGACAGACATCATTGAATATGAAATGATGACAGTTGAATGTTTCTTATCTGATTTGGAGGTTGCATGAAATACAATGTAACTGACATTGAGTTTGACTTTGATGATGGCATCAAGTTAGATGACTCAAAACTAACCTTTGATGAAGAAATCGAGGTTCGTGACCTTGCACTTGGTGTATGGGAAGCAAACGATGAAGATGACTTACTTGATGAGATCACAGCAGCAACAGGATGGTTAATTTCAAACATTGATTATGAGGTACAACTAAAATGAAAACTATTACACTCACAGATGACCAGTTTGACACACTCTTTGAGTTTGTTGACCAGAAGGTCGAATACATTGTTGAGAAATCAATCGACTATCAAGACTCAGAGATATTAGATGAGTGGGATGACTTGTTAGATGTTCATACAATATTAGGGGAAACCAGAGTCAAGTATGAACAGAAACTTGCAAAAGCACAGAGTAAACAACCAGTTGCCGAGTGGTAGAGGCTTGATGAAAACAGAAAAAAATGATATAATTATAATTAATACACCACACACACATTGAGGATCATTAGTATGAGCAACGCATTACAACTTGAAAAGGACATTGCATTTTGCATTGATGAATTAAACTTGACCGATGATGAGATTGGTGACATGTTACGAGCATGTGAGAAATTAGGAAACATCGGAGTCGAATATTTTTGTGAAGAGTTCGTATTCATGTGTAAGGATGAAAATGGAAATGAGGACATAGATGCAATCGACCGAGTACATCATGATGCATATCTGAATATTGCAGTATTTAATGGTATGCATTGGGAATAATATAAATTAAAGTAAAATCTCATGGCAGAAATGAACACATATCACATATACCTTAAGGATCGTTGTTTATTCAAAGACTTGAATGATGATGAATTTAGAGTCATATGGGGTCGGTTATATCATTCATATTGGGATGACATCACATTTTCCGTCGTGGAGGAAACAAAAGATCAATCTGATCTGGAACATTCATATTAGACTATGCTACAACTCATTACTATCATTTCGATCATTGTGATCGCATCCGCACTCATTATACTTAAGGTTTACAATCCACATTAAATATGGTAAAATATCTGTATATTATTGATTATTGGGTTCCGTTTCCACAGTCTGAATACGGAGGTCTTATAAATGTAATAGCAGAGGACGATGCAGAATGTTATAACATTTTGTGTTCCGAAGATCAGTTCGATGAGAACTATAAACATGCCGTTCTACCCGCAATTCAGAAATCCGAAAAACTTGAATTAAAGGACGAATATGAATCAGGTATTATTGATGCTTTTTTAACTTAGGTACAAATCATGACAACAGAACAATTATACAAAATACAGGAGTATGTGACGACTGGATGGGAGGACATACTTGCAGAGGACGGAAGTATTCAGAACTACAGTAAGGAGGATTGTGATAAACGATTGAGAATGTATCTGAACTCAGGAATTAGTCCTAATCGACTTCGTGCGATTAAAGTAGGATAATGTATGAACCTCAGGTCAATGACTATGTGATATGGACAACAGCATTGGGGATGATACATGAGGGATGGGTTTATTTTAAAGGAGACCCAGTTGATAATGAAAAAAGAATAAAGAGTGGGTGGAATCCTGTTTCTCAATATATTACGATTGAGACAAGTGTTAAACCAAAATCTAATGTTGCAAAGAATGACCCACATAGGATGATACATACATTGCTCATATGTTATAAGCATAATTGGCATGAATTGAAATTTGTTAAAAAAAGAACAGATAAGATGTGTGAGCATTATTCACAGTATGATGATGTATATGGTAGGGATGTGTAATGAGTAAAGAGGAATTTCCTGATATAGGGGAACAGGGAAAGAACTTGGCTAAATTCACAGTCAAGGTAGTAAAGGATGCAGTTATTAATACTGGATCGGATAATGAGGGAGGTATATTTGTTAGTGATGCAAAGAATAAGGAAAGATGGGATATATGTAAGAAGTGTGAACACTATAGTATCAGACAGAAAAGATGTAAACAATGTGGTTGTTGGTTAGAATATAAGATTAAGTTTAGTGCTAGTGAGTGTCCTATACACAAGTGGTAAATTATGTTGACTTATCTACCGAGTAGAATGAATAAGGGAATAGATCTGATACACATTGATATGAGAACTATGGAACAGAAATGGGATAGTATTAATCGACAGTTAAGGTTTAGATTACATGCTAATTACTGTATTGATACTATATGGTATTTGAATTATGAGTAAGAATAATGGTAAGAGAAACATCATACTTGTACTGGTAATCACAGGTATGATAAGAGTATTATTTGTGGTTGGTAGTATGGGTGCAGTCATTTGGTGTAGATATACTAATTGTGTAGCGAATGATACAGAATTGATTGAAAAATAGGTTTTAAATGCATTTATAAATATAAAACAGTTTTTTATTGGGATATTATAGGGTAGTATCTTTTTAGGCAAGGTAAGTATGTTTTATGTTGTTTTATGTGTATAAATATCCTCTCAAACTTCTCATAAACATCTCATAAACCTCTCAGAGACTTGTGGACTAAGCGAGCGTAGCATGAGGATCGCAGTTTGTCAAGTATCAGGATCGCAGAAATTTCAGAGGGGGTTGACTTTTTTATAATAATGCCTTATAATATGGGTAATCTCGTCGAGATATGGGGCACTTATGTATAAGAATCTCGTCGAGATTGCGTGGGAAATATACACATATCATAACATAAAGCTAGACTAGATCATATATACTATTATGGCAATCTCGACGAGACACTACAGATAGTGTCACAGTGCATTATGCAACTCGACGAGATCTATGTTACACTATACTGTATACACACAATCTCGACGAGGATCATGTCATGAACGATTACGATGCATCATACGTATGGGACTACGAGACATCATATCATGATGATAATCTCGACGAGTCATATACACATGTACATAATACATGGGAACTAGATGATGAATACAGACGAGATTCGCATGATTACATAGTACTAGATTACACTCACTTCGTATAATATCATATATCATTCGAGATCTGTGTGTATCATATGACACATTATATACTGTCACAGGACCCCTCACAAAGGGGTCTTTTTTTGTTATGATACTAGTATAAATCACATTTTTCTTATGATTCAGTCTGAAGTATTTGGTAGAACATTTTGGTTAGATGCCAATTATAATTTCAAGAGTGCCCCGACATACATTGACAATACTGTAGACTATGATTGCAGAGATTATGTGAGCGAGTGGACAGATCTAGATGGTGTCAACCTTGATGAATTATTTACGATTCACCGTGAATTGGTGACAAAAAGGCAGCTGCAATCCAGTTGACAAAGTGGCACAAGGTGACGGCACATGTCGTCATTTTCGTGTATTATAAGAGTATGAATAAAAACTTCAAACTCACTCTCTCTGAAAACCAACACGCAATCATGTTGGAAATTTTCCAATTCGTCTCATCTCTGGATCTCTACGGGGACGATACGATGGATCATCCAGATTATCGCTTTGATGAACTCTGGGATGTCGTAATCAACGCTAAGGAGGAATTCTCTAATGACTAATGAAAAATATTGGAACATCCCATCATTTCTCAATGATAAGGAAGTTCATGAAATTTGGGACATCATCGGAAATGCTCTAGACCGTGCGGGTTGGGTTGGTCAGTCTGATGATGCTGAATTGTCCATCAAGTTGTATGATTCAAATCTTAAACAGAACATCGATGCAGATTCTGAGTATGATCCCGAACCTTGCGAACCTAATCACCCATTCTTTTATGAATACTAGACCAGTTGATAAACTGGCACATTATCACCCTATTCGTAAGAATAGCGGCTTATAATGTAAGAGTACACAGAAACAAGGAGCAAATTTATGCCAAATTGGTGTTCAAACAGAGTTGATGTTTATTCAGAAAACAAAACTGATTTACAAAAGGTCTTAGATATATTCAGTGATAAGGAGTCCGTATTTGGTCAGGTCATCCCCGAACCAAACTGGATGAAGATCCCTTTTAAAGGAGAGCTTCCCAAAGTTCGTGAAATGAAAGCACCGAACGGTGAGGTGTTCACAACAGTCACAGAATTTTCTGATGGTACACAGGACACCAGATGGTATGACTGGAGACTTGAAAATTGGGATACGAAGTGGGATGTGCATGACGTTGAAATTGATGAGGAAAGATGGAAAGATGAGTTAGAATCGTTCACAGCAGAGTTTCAAACCGCATGGTCGCCACCCGAAGCAATCTGTCGTCGTCTTCGTGCATTGTTCCCGAATGTTTCCATCTCATGGTTCTATGATGAGCCAGGAATGCAAGTTGCAGGTTATCTGTAGGACAGTTTAATATGTGTCACACACTACCACGCATAGGGTATAAAATGCCTTATAATAAAAGAGTAACAAAGGAGACCCCACCAATGTCAACATTACATCACGAAGATTTATTACTCACAATCTTTGAGGAAGTGCAGGAAGCATTTCCATATCTAGAAGAAGATGTGCAGATCATGCTTGCAAACAAAAGATTTGAGGATATGTGCCAATAATGACAGGAATTGAACTTTTTATACTGATTGGCGGTTGCTATGCACTTTATACTGTAGGCATGGCAATCGCAACCGAATTGGATTATAGAGCATCCAAGAACAAATACAAGCGGAGGTATGACAGTTAATAAAGTGGCACACCTAGCCCCCACACGGGGGTTTTTCTGTTTATAATAGTAGTATACAAACAAAGGAGCATCATCAATGAATCCAACAGAAAGAATGATAGACCGAATCAAAACAGTTGAAAAATTCAATGACATTGCATACTTATGCGAAGACTTTCAATCATTCGTTGACGAAATTCAAGAGTGGGGAGTGGATCATATATGCGGAGTTGACTTCTTCGGTAAGGGTTTTGAACTTAATCCAGAGTTAGACTTCAACCTATTAGATGAGTACTTTTCATCTTTCGGTTATACAAAAGCAAACCCACATCCCGCAGGAAGGTTC